CGCAGCACGGTGGGCGCCTATGTCGGCGTCTCCTTCTACACCCCGGCACTGTACGAGGGCGTGGAGAAGTACGACTGCATCTTCGTCGGCAAGTGCATGTTCGGCGAACCCAGCGAGACCAACCAGACGGCAGGCGAGAACATTCAGTTCCAGACGCCTGTCACCAACGGCGAGTTCCTGGCGGATGATTCCGAGGACGGCCAGATCAAGGAAGTCTGCACCGTAGATTCCGAAGCGCTGGCCAGAGCGTGGTGTGACGCCGTGCTGAGCGCCACCTGAGCAGAATTTCAAGAAAGGAACAGAACACGATGACCAGTATCAAGCTTGAGGAGAAATCCATCGAACTGAACGGACGGACCTATGTCCTCCGCATCAACATGTCCGTGCTGGACCGGATCCTGCAGGTCTGCGACGGAAAGGTCGAAAACCTGCTGAAGAAGTCCGCCTACGACTCCATGACCATCACCATGGCGGCGATGCTCAACGACTACTCGGAGGATCAGGGCTGGGATCAGGACTGGACGGATAAGAAGGTCAAGAAGATCTTCACCCCGGCCATGATGAACATGCTGGACGTGACCGGCATGTTCTTCCGGGCTATGACGCCGGCCACGGCAGATTCGGGCAGAAAAACCGAAGACACGAAACCCGACGAAGACTCGGGAAACTGACGGACCGGGCGGATCAATCCTCATCGATTGATTTCGCCCGGTATCTCAGCATCTGGCTCTTCTCCCTGGGGCGGGACGAACGCACCTTCTGGAAGACCATGAACCCGGCAAGGCTTCACGCCCTGTTCAATTCGTGGTTCCGGCCGACAAAGAAGGAAGCGGAGCACGGCTCCTTCAATGCCGGGGGAAAGCCGACAAGATTTGTGGATCTTGACGTTCCGGCGGGGAATGAGAAGAGTCTTGCACAATACTTCATGGGAAGGTGATGCGCCATGGCTGGAAGCTCCAGAAAAGTGAATGTTGAGGTCGCCCTCTCCGGCGAAGCGAAGTACAAGCAGGCCATCTCGGAGCTGAACGCGGCCAACAAGACCATGGGCGCAGAGCTCAAGCGCCTCGCTGCGGAGTATCAGGGGAATTCGGACAGCCTGGATTTCCTCACCAAGAAGGGCGAGGGACTCCAGACCATGCTGGACCACCAAAAGGAAAAGGTGGCACAGCTGCAGGAGGCGGTCAAGTGGGCGGCTCAGGAATACGGCGAGGCAAGCACCAAGACCCAAAGCTATGCCGCCCAGCTGGCCAACGCCGAAACCTCAGTCATCAACCTGGAACGGGCCATTCAGGACAACAACAAGGCCATGGATCAGCAGATCTACAGTACGGATGCGTATGACAGGCAGATTGCTGTGCTCAATTCCGAACTGCGTGAGCTGGATTCCGAAATGGCCGCAGGGGCGGATAAGACCGAGATCCTTCGACAGAAGAATGAAACGCTCACCGCCGTACTGGAAGAGCAGGCGGAGAAGTACAAGACGCTGGTCTCGGCACTGGGGCAGGCGGAAGAATCCGGAAACGCCACAGAGGAAGAAATCGCCCAGCTGAAGATTCAGGTCAATGAGGCCGCTACGGCCTACAACAACACCTCCGCGGCCATTCAGCAGAACTCTCAGGCACTGCAGGACCATCTGGCCAAGCTCGGCATGGAGGAAAAGGGCCTGACCGGGATCGGAGACGCCCTGAGCGGCATTTCAAGCAAGTTCGGCATTCAGCTGCCGGATGCCGCCAAGTCCGCTCTGAACGGCATGGGGTCCTTCTCAACCGGCACGGTCGCAGCCCTGGGCGCTGCCGCCGCAGGCGTGACGGCACTGTATGAGGGAATCAAGGCGCTCCACCAGATGACGGTGGAGTATGCGGCCTACGCCGATGAAATCATCACGAAGAGCGCATCGACAGGCCTCTCCACAGAGTTTTTGCAGGCGTACGAGTATGCGCAGAACCTTGTGGACGTTGACCTGGACACCTTCACGGCCTCCATGCAGCGACTCACCGACAAGATGGCGGACGCCAGGGACGGGAACGAGAAGCTGGCGGCAACCTTCGAGCAACTGGGCGTTTCCGTTATCGACACCAGCGACGGAAGCCTGAGACCTGCGGAAGAGGTCATCATGGAAGTGATTGACGCTCTTCATAACATGGGAAACGAGACCGAACGGAACGCTGTGGCAAGCGATCTGTTCGGCAAATCATATCAAAGTCTGAATCCGCTGATTGTCTCCGGAACGGAAACCCTTCAGGAATACATGGAGGCGGCAAAGGATAATTACGTCCTGACAGAAGACCAGATCGCGGCACTCGGCGCTCTGGATGATCAGATTCAGATGAACAACAATGAGTGGGAAGCCCTGAAAAGGCAGATTGCCGCACAGTTCGCCCCGGCGGCGAAGGAAGCTCTGGAAAACTTCGCAAAGCTGGTCACCGCGGCCGGAAACGCACTGATCGACTCCGGCATTATTACCGGTGTAGGGGAGATCTTCACATTCCTGTCGAACATGCTGCAGCCGCTGACAGATCTGCTGGACACGGCAGATACCGCTCCCGGCAGACTCAGCCCTGTCTATGAGGTACTGCACGGCATTGCCGGCGTTCTGGCGTGGATCCAGGACGCGGCAAACGTCTGCATCGGCCTGATTCAGACGCTAACGGTGGTCGGCGCTCCTTCCGGCCTCAGGAGGATCGGCAATGCGCTCGGTTACGGCGCCAGCTCCGGGAACTACTCCAACCTGCAGAAATGGCAGCAGAGCGGAGACCGGTTCTACGCTGCGGCAAACGGGAACTATTACAACTCGCAGACAGGCAGATGGGAAGGCAATTACGGACGGAACGCAGGCGGCACGGACAACTGGCGAGGCGGTCTCACCTGGGTCGGCGAAGCAGGCCCGGAACTGGTCGATCTGCCAAGGGGATCTAAGGTTCTCAATGCACAGGATTCCAAAAAGATGGGCACGGTGTACATTGGCTCCGTCGTGATCGATGCGAAGAACGTGAAGGAGTTCAATGATATTGTCCGGATGGCACAGACGGCAGCTGTGGAAACGATGATGGGGTGATGAGATGGCTCAGCAGACAATAAGATTATACGCGAGAAAATGGGCATTCACCGCCCAGTCAGATCCCGTCAGAGTTCAGGACCTGACAGGCAAAACCGGTGTGAACCTTTACAAGGAACAGAACCGGCTGTATGTCGAGTTTGACGCATTTCCCGCTGCACTCAGAAAGAAAAAACTCTATGGCGCAGCTGCACTGTTTTGGGTCGATCTGGGAATGTGGATTGGCAGTAGTGGAATTCTCAACCAGACCGTCATGGTTCTTTATCCCAGCGATGGAGCAATCGATCCTGCGACACTTGTATGGTCGAATCAGCCTTCTGTTCCGAACCTCAGTCCGAACCTCAGCTACCTGAAAACAGATCTTGGCTATTGGGATGGGGACGAGGAATTCCTGCCTGCCGGGGCTTCGACAGCCTTCAGTACAGAATTAGCCAAAAGGTTTACGAAGTATAACACCGGGGCAATGGTGAACATCGGCCCGTATAATTACAACTCCGCCAAACTGAATACGCTGGGAGACGGAACCAGCCTGCCTTATCTTGAGCTAACCTACGACGACACGGAAAATGCCACCAGCAAAGTAGTGATCAAAAGCTACCCGAGCGGTACCATCAATGCTTCCGAATCGAAGGAGTTCGCCTGGGAGCTCGGACCGGACACCTACTATTGCGCGGATGACTTCGTGCAGCGGTCAGCAGTCCTGTTCTGGAAAACCTCTGATGCGTCCACCTGGAACCGGATCAACATCAGCGGAAACAACCTGTCCTACACAGCTCCGGGAGGGACCTTCCCCGGCGGGAAGACGATTCAGTTCTACATTCAGGCAACCGATACGGATGGAACGACGACGCAGACATCCACATACGCCTTCAGCACAGCCGCATCGCAGATCAAAGCGACTGTATTCCCGACAGGGAAGGCGATTGATCCGAGAACCGCGCTCAATTTCGCATGGGTCTATGAGAGCGAAGCCGGAGAATACAGTCAGCGCAGCGCCGTTCTGCATTATCATCTTGTCGGGGCCGCCTGGCAGACGTACAGCATTTCCGGATCCTCACAGAGCAAGGCGATTCCGGCGAACACCTTCCCAACGGGCGGAACGGTAGAGTGGTACATCGAAGGCACAGACATCTGCGGCGTTACCAGTTCGACCACAACCGCAAGCTTTACAACGGTGTCCACGAAGGTGGTGCAGCAGGGAGGCCCGACGGACGGGTATGCCGATCCGCGAAACGCGATCACCTTCTCCTGGTATCTGGAAAGCACGGTCGGAGACTATACCCAGTCTTCCGCCAGCTTCTTCTGGCGAATAGCAGGAGCGGCCACGTGGAACGAGATCGCGGTTACCGGAAACACGAAAAGCGTCACCATTCCGGCAAATACCTTCCCAGTGGCGTCAACGATCGAGTGGTACATCACCGCAACCGACACCGGAGGAACGACAACATCGACCGAGCATTTCAGCTTTTCAACCGCCGCCGGCACGACGATCGCGACCTGCGTGTCGCCGACAGGAACGGCGGAAGACGGAACGAAGCCGATCACGTTCAACTGGACCGTCCAGAACTCGGACGGCACCGCTCCGATCCGGACCGTGCTGCAGTGGAAAACGACCTATGAGAGCGATCTGGAATGGCATACGATTCTGGACACGGCGGAAAACATCAACGAGTATACCGTTGAAGGAGGCTATTTCTCAGCCGGGCCTGTGCAGTGGAAGGTATATGCCTACAACCGGGACAATGTAAAGGGACCGGAGAGCGAATCATCTTTTATCTGCATCATCGCCCCGTCAGCGCCTGCCGGACTTTCGGCAACGCCCGTTCCCCTGACAACGATTTCGTGGCAGTCCACGGGTCAGGAGGGCTATGAACTCACCATAGACGGTGAGATTGTGGCGAAAGAGTACGGGCCGGCTGTCTATAGCTACAAGGTGAAAGAGCCGCTGCAGGATGGAGAGCACGTCATTTCGGTGAGAATTCAGGGCCTGTACGGCATGTGGTCGAATCCGTCCACGACATCCATTTTTGTCACGAACGCCCCGGAAGGGTCGATTGATCTGAGCGGGGTGTTTGACGTTGACGCAGAACTCAGTTTTGTGGAGACGCCGACAGAAACGGAGATTTCCGCGCACTGGTACCGGGACGGCATCCGGATCGCCGATACGGAAGATGTACGGGAGTACAACGACCGGCGCGTGCTCGGAGAACACAGCTATTACGTCGAAATCTGGCACGACAGCGGAAACTATACCAGATCCAACACCGTTTCCGGAACGATGGAAAGCACGTCGCCCAGGATCGCCGCTTTGGACGGCGGCGAGTGGCTGGATCTCCAGCTCAGTGAGAACAGCGACAGGGAACAGGGGTTCGACTGGAGCGTTGAGGCTGCACACTTCAAAACCACGGCGTCAAGGTGGCCGGTTCTGGAACTGTCTCCATATGAGTCTCTTTCCGGAAGCTACGAATGCGCATTCTCCGACCTGGAAGAACTTCGCAGGTTCGAGAGCCTGCGCGGCAAGGTGGTCATTGTGAAGACGCAGCGCGGAAACGTTGTGATCGGCGGTCTCATTCAGATTTCAAAGAGAGAGAAACCGTTCTTCACCACGGTTTCATTCTCGGTGCAGCAGATTCATGTGGAGGAGGTCTGAGATGGTAAGATCGATTGACTTCCGCTACATGATACAGAAAAACGGTGCGGACTACTGTGAGCTATACAGCCTTTCCAGCGGCAACCCGACCATCAAGATGAATGAGAGCAGCAATGTCAAAATCTCCCTGAGCGGAGATTTCCTCATTCCGGCAAAAGAGGTGAACTGGCTCACGGACGAGATTCAGGCCAAGATCATCATAGACGGGGTGCCGACATCGTGCGGCGTCTTTCTGCCGTCTGTCGTGACCGAAAATGAGGATGGAATCAACCGATACCTTCACATCGACGCACTGGACCGCTGCTGGCTTGCCCAGGACTGCAGAACAGAGCACAGAGTGTTCATTCCGGCCGGAACGAACTATGTCGAGGCGGTGGTTTCCGTCCTCGGCCTTGCCGGTATCTCACAGATCGCATCGACACCAACAACGTTCGTCACCGCTGAAGACCGGGAAGACTGGGCGGTCGGCACGTCGATTCTCGAAATCGTGAACCAGCTGCTCAATGAGATAAGCTATAAGCCGCTCTGGTTCAACGGCGACGGCGTGGCCATGCTGGAACCGGCATCAAGCCCGACGGCACACAACATTGACCATTTCCTCGATGACACCAAAATCGAAAGCCTTCTCGCGCCCGGGATCAACAGGCGGACAGATCTGTTCAACAAACCGAACGTCTTTGTCTGTGTCTGCTCGAATGCCGACAAGGAAAACGGCATGGTTGCCATTGCGGAAAACACCAATCCGCAGTCTCCGCTGTCCATATCCAGGCGAGGCCGGCGGATCACCCAGACGGTTCCGGTGCAGAACATCCCATCACAGGAGGCTCTGCAGCTGTATGCAAACAGGATGGTGACAGACAGCCTGACCACGGGAGAAACCATTGCTGTGACAACAGCTCTTCTGCCTGGATTCGGCGTCGGGGATGTGACCGCCATCAAATACGGCGACCTGATGGCCATCTGCCTTGAACGGAGCTGGTCCATGGAAATGAGAGTCGGCGGTGTTATGACACACAGTCTGGAACAGGTGGTGTTGAACCTTGACTGAAAAAAACCTGTTTAAGCGTGAGCAGAAGAAACCGGAGACTGTTGCAAAGGCAGATTTCGTCTGCGCGACGATCACGGAGATCACTACCTCCGGCCTGCGGATTCTGGTGGACGGCGAGGCTGAGCCCACATCGAAGGTATACAAGCAGCTGATCACGGATCACTATCTGGCAGTAGGGGACCGGGTTATCGCCATTTTGCAGAACGGCACCTATGTCGTGCTCGGGACCATCGGTGTACAGGGGCAAGGAGACTCTGTCTATTACACAACGGATGTCTCTAAGATCTGCACCACGAACGCGGATTATACCATCACAAGTGCCGCCTATGCCCAATGGGGGAAAATGGCTACACTGAACATCAACGGAAACTGGAATAAGGCGTCCAGCAGCAGCGACGATGATACCACAGCATTCACCATGCTTGTGGGGAAGCGGCCGATCATAACGACCTTTGCCAGAGCGTGGAGAAGCGCGAACGCCATCTTGTACGTCAACGGCAACATGGTATATCACGGTCTCGCGACCAGCGGAAGCGGCGCCACGTTCCTGGCGACCTACCTTCTGCCGTGATTCCGCCATACCGGAATTTTATTACGCCTTGGAGTAAGGGCTATTCAAAACTTATTACGCTATGTGGTATGATGCGCGAGCTGATG